ATGCCAAAAATCACAAGCACCCCCAAAACCCAAACCCAAATTCAAAAAGAGAGCAACGCACGCCGTGGGGTAAAAAACAAAGCATTCACCCTAAAACTTGATGACATAGAACTCATCAAATCCTTATCCAAACGCTTAAACATTCCCCAAAATCAGCTCATCATGGATGCTGTGCGTGCATATCAAAGACAGCTTGATTAACCCAAATTGGCGATGGCACTGTTAAAGGCATTACCGTACACCCCTGTTGGGGCTTGTTGTGACCAGCCGTGTTCAAGTCGCAACGCATAGGGCAGGTTGTTTTGAATGTAGATGATGGGGTAGGTGTGTTTTGGAATGCCTAAGATAAGCTCAACACCGCCGCCTGTCTCGCTATAACTTGGTGCGCCGACGCTGATATGATGCGCATTGCGATAGCGACCAGTATCAACAGGGCTTAGCGTCTTCACATTGTTGTAGCAGTTAATCGCAAACTTACGATACGTTTTATCAATCTCATCAGCAATCGGATCAATGCTAAGCTTTTTATTCCATTTAATGCCCATTAAAAGCCCCTTAGCTGAATTGTAAAGCTCACCTCAGCAGGATCATGACTGATACTGATGATTTTCATCTCGTTAATCTCATCATCAATCTGTGGTATCTCTGTCAGCTCATCTTGTAAGCAAATCAGCTTAACATCGCTTTGCATGATCGTTTGATTGTCAATCTCATGCGCGCTAAAGCTTGTAAAAACGCCCCTACCGCTGTAATTGATGGTAGATAGTACTTGGGTATCATTAACCGCCCAATCATCATCAGATAAGATGATACGCTTAGCTGTGAAGTCTTTGACAGTATCTTTTAAATCAGTATCAAAGGCATTGGCGATGTCGGCTGTGATTTCTTGTTTCATAGCCTACCCACCAACGCATTTACGCCATAGCTCTTTTTGATGTATGGCTGCATCAAGGCAAGGGCAATCATCTCATGCTGACCCATTGCCTGACCGTCCGCCCCATCGGCATAGGTTTTTGAAACAGACACATCCCCTGCTTTTGACGATTTGCTCGTCACTACGCCTTCGGTGCGTCCTGCCAACAGTTCGCCATTCATAAAAGCATGGGCAAGCTCAAGCCCTGCCTGCTTGATAGGCTCTGGCACATCGCCCACAAACTTCACACCTTTATTGATGAGATAGGCATTAACCACCATCAGCACACGCTCTTTATCAGGCGTATCAATGGGTAAATCATCTAACATAAAAACCCCCTAAAATACCCTTATAAGGATTTGGGTAAACCCCTATAAGGGTCAGATTATTCCTCTTTTGGCTTTCGGGTGCGTTTTGGCTTGGTATCGTCATCGGACACATTATCATCAAGCTCAAATCTTGGCAAATGCTCATAAGCTATTGGCACTTGCCCACAAACTTTATCACATTGTTCAAGATAATCTACCGCACCATAGGCTTTGGCGTTGCGAATAATAAGCCCATGCTGTTTAGCATAGGCTTGATTTTCTTGGCTAAAGTCATCGGTAAAATACAAAATACGCTCCATACCTTACTCCTAGGCTTTTGCGACAACCAACACGCCTGCGGTATCTTTGTCGCTTGATGCTGTCTTTTTCCAGTTGGTAGGCGTTGCCAATGCACCAGCGTTAGGATTTGCACCGCCTGCGGTCATATCCCACGTATACCCTTTAACGGATGCACCATAAGACCATTCAGCTTGATAAGCATTAGTGATGTTCTCTGTGCCTGTTTTTGGCACAATCACGCTGTTAAAATCGTTTTGGTTGTGGACAATCAAACCGCCTTCGGTTAAGCCCAAAATGTTATGCTTAGTGCTTTCATCGACCAAATCAGGGCAATCGGTTACGATAAACAAGCGTCCTTGTGGGTCTCGCAGTACACTGACATTTTCATAAGTGAATAGTCGCTCGTTGTTGCCAAGTGCTTTTAGTTGTAGGTTTGTCAAAGCACCAGAGTGCATTACCCACGCTCCAATCGCTTGTGAACGGTCGCCAAAACGGCTAGCCCCTTTGGTTAGGCTTGCAAAATCAAGGGCGGTTGTACCATCGCCTTCCACAAGAGCGGTATTGCCTTTAATGGCTGATACACCGCACTTAATGGCGGTATTTAGCATATCGGCAATAGTTGCACGTCCAAGCTGTTCACCAATCTTGATAGCGGCAAGCTGTGGGTTTTGCATTGTCCAGTTGTACTGTGCCGCCTCCCATAGGATTTCAGGCGTACCTGCTGCGATTTTTACCGCCACGTTTTTATGTTGGGTCAATCGTGCAGATGAAATGTTGTTTTGCCCATTTTCCACATCACGATGACGTACAAGGTTGGCAATCGCCTTAAAAGATGACGCTACATCAAAATCGCCCTTAAACGGCTTGGCAATCAGTTGAATTGTGCTGTTAGATTGTGCGTTAAATTTATCCACTTGTTGAGCGATAGTCTCGGTCATTACAAGGTGGGTTTCTTGGTTAAATTTGACTAAATCAAAAGCCATATTTATTCTCCGTTGTTTTGTTCATTTAGCCATGCAACACGCTCCTCATCGGTTTTGCAATCGGCTAAGGATTTGGGTGTATTTTTGCCCACGCCTGCTTGTGTCGCACCTGCACCACTTGCACCACTACCACGCAAAATGCTGTCTTTGTGTGGGTATTGGCTGATGATGATTTCTAGTGCTTCGTCAAAATCTGCAAGCTCGCCTGGGTTCTTGCGTGAGTAAATCGGGTTTCCCCCCAAATTAGCCACAATCTTGCCGTTTTCCATCGTGAAATGACTGCCAAATGAACTTTGGACAATGTCAGACGGCAACAGCGTTTTGTCTTTGATAAAACTTGAGCGGGCAAATGCACCACCAATCACGGCATTGTTATATTCTTGTTTAATCTTATTGATTTGTGCGTCTTTCTCGGCAAGCTGTTCATCAAAAGCCTTTTTCGCTTCCGCTTTGACTTTCTCAACTTCGCCTGCGTCAATCAATCGCTTATCATCAAGGTTTTTAACCGTTTCAAGGGCTTTTTTAGCATCGTCAGCATTTAGACCATCAAAAGCCTTAAGCAAGGTTTCCGCTTTTTCTTTGGCTTCTCGGTGCTGTTTGGCTTCTGCATTGAGTTGTGAGATTTTCGCCATGTTTTGCATGGCGTCAAAAGCAATCTCTTGCCCATCGTCATACATATAAACAGGCTTACCATCTTGCACAACCACATTACCGTTTTCATCAGTTTTTAATTGCATGTTTGTCTCCATTTGCGTGCTATCCAGCACAAAACACCCTTGGTTTTCCAACCTTGGGCAACAAAAAAAGCCCTATAATTGGGCCTTAATCTCATCTAGCGTCATCGGTCTTAAATTCTTATCAAATTCTTTAAACTCATCAACGCTACTTTCTTGAAATAGTTTGGCTTTTTTCTTGCCCAAAACTTCCACTTGATACGCTTTGGGCTGATTTTTTAGCCATTCATAATAGCTTTGGTTTTTAACAACCCCATCCATGCTCGCTCGCTGTTTGGGCGTTTGATAGCCATCATAGACAATCTCAAAACTTGAACGGCAATTAAAATGATAGGGCGGATATCGTGCTTTGTCCAAAGGCATAAACACCCCATCCAAACCCCTACAAATGCTACTGGTGCGTAAATCCAAGGTTGCAATGACTTTAATGCCTTTGATGATGTCTTTGTTATCATGAATAAATTGCTGTTTGGCTTGATTTGCAACAATGGCTGTGCCTGTATGAGCAATGGTCTTGGCGTGGCGTGTTGTGATTTGTAAAATGCCATCTTGGTAGCGGTTTTTGCGTGTACCTCGGATAATCCTAACAAGCTCTTGGTTTGGTAAGCCATTGGCATAAGCATAGCTGATGGCATTACTTATCTTTGTGCTTTGTTCATCACCAAACTTAGCCAAAATCTGATTAAGCGTTACACCAACCTGAGCAGATAGCTTGATGGGGCTGTCTGCATCAAATTGTGGCTCATTCATGTTTAGCGTATCTGGCTTATCATCATCAATCATTTTGGTTTCAAGCGTATAGCTGTAATCGTATAGCTCTTGCCAATCTTGGGTTAACTCCAAGGCGTAACCTGCCAAAAAGCCCAAGAGCTTCTGCTTACTCTCGCCAATTAATAACTCAAATTCTTTATAGTTAAGCTCACTAATTTCATGACGAAATACCACCAATTGTAAAAACTCATCAATTTCATTAAGTGTGGTTTTAAACTTATTTGCCAGATGAACCTTGAACCTTTCTAAATTGATTAAATGCTTCATAAGTCATGCTCGGTTGTTCAATTAAGCCATCTATTTCATCATTGCTAAGCTCGCCACTGATTAAATTAAACTCACGGGCTTTATCATACAGTACAGATTTAGGCAGCTTGCCTGCGTCAATTAAACCTGATAGCTGTGTTAATAAGCCAATATCAACCGCATGTTGGCTAAATTGCTGTCTAATAACAAATTTCGGTGGATGCTTTGCCCCTGTGTATCTATTGCACCAGTTTAATAGTGATAAAAAGCCTTCGTTAATATTGGCAACACATAAAGATGCTTGGCTGTGCTGTGCTGATGTTTCATTTTCTGCTTGGGTTGCTGTTTTGATTGTACTGTTTGCTTGCTTGTGCGTTCAGTAGCCTTGTTTGACTACCTAAAGTTGTTGCCGATATGCCGAATTTTTCTTGAATTTGTAAGCCAGTCATACGCTTACCTGACCTTTTTAGATAGCACAAAACAAGGTGCATTTTGCTATTTATCCTTTGGTTGTTAAAATCACGCTTTTTTGCTGATTTTTTCTTTGGCTGTTCGGAATTGTCAAGATTGATGACTTTGCCACCTTTTTTGATAAATTCAGCGATTTGTTGCTCTTGGGCGTCTAAATCTGTTCTTGAATAATTAAAATCATTGCTCACAGAATTAGAGTTTGGTATAATAAATTCGTTCATTTAACTTTCCTTAAGTTAATCCGAAAATGGATACCGCCCCTAGCGATAACTAGGGTTTTTTTGTTGTTCTCTGACATATTCCCAATTAATATCAGGACGCAAGTCTTCCGCTTTTACCTTACCGCCTGTCGCTTGCTCAATAGCTAAGCATCTACCCCTTGGCGGATTGTTTTTATCCCATTTACTCAATGCCCAAGGCGTGATGCCAAGTGAGCGAGCCAAGGCTGATCAATTTCCTAATATGGCGATCGCTTTATCTAATGCAGTCATAAATAATCCTACTTAAATACTACTTTTCGTTGCATTATACTATCAATAATAGTGATGACGCAAGTTATAAATTGGTGTAATATAATACTAATTACTACCTTAAGTAGAAAAATTGAGGAGAATGGCAGTGCAGGATTTTTCCATACGACTGAATCAAGCTATGTCAGCTAAAAATTTATCACTGCGTGATTTAAGTGAAAAAACGGGTATTAATTACGAAATGATACGCCGTTATTCCAAAGGTCAAGCCAAGCCAAGAAACGACAAAATGAAACTGCTTGCGCAATGTCTTGGTGTACCTATAACTTGGCTTGACTACGGCGAAGGTGAGATGACAAAAAATAATGATAAACTCACCCCTATCACCGAATGGGACGATAGCACCCCACTGGATGATGATGAAGCTGAGATCCCTTTTTATAAAGACATTGCCTTTGCTTGTGGGCATGGTGCAGTCAATGGTGATGCACCGCTTGAGGGTCGTAAGCTGCGCATGGGCAGACGCACCTTGAGCAATCTGGGTGTGATGCCCATCAATGCCTATGCTGTCACTGCGTGCGATGACAGTATGACGCCCTATGTACAAGATGGCGACACCATCTATATCGATAAAGGACGAAAAGAAGTCAAAGATGGGCGGATTTTTGCAATTCGCTTTGGGGAGCTGTGCTTATGTAAGCGTCTGTACCGACTGCCTGATGGTGGCGTGCGTATCGTCAGCGATAATGCCGCTGAATTTCCTGAGCAGGTCGCCACCAAGCAGCAGATCAGCGATGGTGAGTTTGAAGTGATTGGCTGGGTTTGGAGGGTCAGCCGTCTTGAGCGGTGGTAATGAATTTAAGATCACCAAACGCATATTGAAGAAAATTTAGGAGTAATAGCCGTGACAGCAGAAACCTTTCATTTAATACCAGCTATCACAGGTGCTGTGAGTGGCGCTGCATCAGTTGGTTTGCTAAATGGACCTTTGCAAACCTTGCAAGATATTTGGTTTGTGGTATATGGTCACAAGTGGCATTATAAAGTTGAAAGCATTAAGGCTCAACAAGCAATGAATATACAAGCCATGCAGAACAACATTCAGACCGGTATTGAAAAAATACCAGCAAATGCACTCAAAGACCCCAATGTGGCAATTATCGGCCCAGCGTTGGAAGCCAGCCGATTTCATATGAACGAAGAGAACATTCGCGAAATGTTTGCCAATTTGATTGTGTCAGCCATGGATGAGAGAAAAGATGGTCAGGTGCATCATGCGTTTGTAGAGATTATCAAATCACTTAGCCCATTGGATGCCAAAAATCTAGAATATCTAAGTCAAAGCGGTGATGCACCAATTGTGAATATTGTCAAAGAAGCAAGTTATGGCTTTCATATGCTTCACCAACATGTATTTTTAGGCAATCGCCAAGTACTAGATCCCAACTTGATTACACCATCTATTGATAACCTTGCACGCCTTAAGCTAATAGATGTGACATATACCGAACACTTGACACATGAACCAGTCTATGATCCCTTTTATCACTCAGCCTTATATCAAGAAAAAGTTTCAGCACTGGGCAAAGAGCTTAAACTTCGAAGACTGGATATATCCAAGCTTCAAGATCTCACTAGACCAGTTGAACTCGATGGCAAGGTTCTAAACAAAGATGAACGAACTGAACAAATAGAGCTGATAAACAAAGAATTAGAGTCCAAAATTGAGATACAAAAAGGCATTATTAAACTTACTGCTTTTGGTAAAAATTTCCTAAGCGTCTGTTCGCCCACGACTTAGAGACTGCTTAATCTCATTTACAAAGCGCTTAGTAAAGGCTTTTTTTGTTCGTCCGTCATGGGGTTTGGGTCAATGATGAGAAAATCCTGCACCGATTTGTCTTTATCCGCCGCTTGCATGTAGGCAAGTAAGGCAAAGCCTTGTAAGTATTTTTTGGCGTTTTGGGTGGCTTTTTGGATGTTACGGCTAAAATGAACCGTATTTGCTCCAAGCACAATGTTAATTGCCAGTGCCATGTTGTCATCCTTTAAGTAAAAAAACCCACCGCATTGGGTGGGTTTTGGTCGTGATTGGGTCG